CAGCAAATGTTAGTAATTAGCCGACTAGCTAACCCCCACCTACCCCCGACCCCCCTCTACAGCGCGTCACGCATATCTACTTATACATACTAATCTGCACAAATATTTTGAGTTTCAACGAAATCGGCTAAACCCCACCCCCACCCTACCGTTATACCCAGTAACCACATTCGGCGCGGGGAGATTGAAATAATTATAATATTCGTCTAAATAATACACATGGCATTACAAATAACACCAGAACGGGGTGTGCCAATCAAAGACGTGCCCCCACCCAAAGACCTCACAGGCAAGGCTGAAGCTGCTGCCGAGACCGCTAAACATCTACATGCCCACGGGTTAGAGATAGACATAACCGCAGAGGACAGGGATAACGCTTCGGAGATCAGTATGGCATATGCTGCCGATCCTGTGCGTACTTCAAAGAAGGCTACGCTTAAAAATATATCACGCACCCCACCCGCTACCCTCCTACTGACAGATAAGATCCTAAAAGATTTTGGGCATTCTGTTGTGGAGAGTGCTACGCAGGTAAGGCACCTCGTCACAAACAAACTGATTGAGGAGACAGAGAACCCCGACCCACGGGTGCGTATACGTGCCTTGGAGCTGCTTGGTAAGATTAGCGATGTGGGGTTGTTTGCAGAGAAGTCTGAAGTTACAATAACGCATCAAACTACAGACGACATCAAAGAGAAACTACGTGGGAAACTGGCTAAACTTATAGACCCAGCCGATTCTGATGTAGAGGACGCAGTAGTCGTGGAGGCCCCGGTCATATCGTTGGATGATACACTGGGGCCTCCCGATGCCTAAAGACCTTACCACTGTTGCGAAAGACTTAGACTTCTCCCCAGAAGATATACAGACTATGCTGGACAACCTTGACCAGTTTAGTCCTGAAGAGGTCGCAGAAATTGATAAGATGGTCGATGAGCTGGCGAACAGGCAGCGTAACGACAATGCCAAAGATGATCTGATAGAGTTTTGTAAACGGATGCAGCCAGATTATAAGGTTGGCAAGCACCACCGCATCCTCGCAGATATGCTGATGGACATTGAGCAGGGTGATAAAGATCGTATATGTGTCAACATCCCGCCGCGACATGGTAAATCGCAGCTTGTGAGTATCTTTTTCCCTGCGTGGTTCTTGGGGCGTAACCCCGGCAAGAAGGTTATGATGGTGTCTCACACTACCGATCTCGCTGTGGACTTCGGGCGTAAGGTGAGGAACCTGATATCGGTAGACGACTACAAAGAAATATTTCCGCAGGTATCGTTGGCGGTGGACAGTAAGTCTGCGGGGCGGTGGAATACTAACTTTGGAGGAGAATATTATGCGTGTGGTATTGGGTCTGCACTTGCGGGACGTGGTGCTGATCTTCTGCTTGTTGATGATCCTCATTCTGAGCAGGATGTTATTAACGGAAACTTCTCTGTGTTTGAAAAAGCATACGAATGGTTCACCTTCGGTGCCCGTACTCGCCTTATGCCGGGCGGTAGGGTTGCAATAATTCAGACTCGTTGGCACATGGACGACCTCACGGGGCGTGTGACGACAGATATGGTCAAGAATCCAGAGTCAGATCAGTACGAAATCGTGGAGTTTCCCGCTATTTTGGACAGCGAGGACTCTGACGGTAAGCCGATACAGAAGCCGTTATGGCCTGAGTTCTTTGATTTGACCGCGCTGCTGCGCACAAAGGCGTCGATGCCTACATTTCAGTGGAACTCGCAGTATCAGCAGCAGCCTACGGCTGAAGAAGCGTCGATTGTTAAGCGGGAATGGTGGCAAATATGGACAAAAGACGACCCACCCCACTGTGAATACATAATTATGTCGCTTGATGCTGCCGCAGAGAAGAATAATCGCGCCGATTATACCGCATTGACGACTTGGGGCGTGTTTTTTAACGAAGAAGAGAACGCGCACCACATAATTTTGCTAAATAGTATCAAAGAACGCCTAGAATTTCCAGAATTGAAGGGTCTGGCGCTTGAAGAGTACAAAGGTTGGGAGCCAGACTCATTTATTGTGGAGAAAAAGTCCTCTGGTGTAGCTTTGTACCAAGAATTACGCCGTATGGGCCTCCCAGTACAAGAATATACACCTCATAGGGGTACTGGGGACAAGATGGCTCGCCTTAATAGTGTATCAGACATCATAGCCAGCGGGTTTGTGTGGGCACCAGCTAAGCGTTGGGCCGAGGAGGTCATAGAAGAGGTGGCAGGGTTCCCGTTTATGTCTAACGATGACCTTGTTGACTCTACGGTTATGGCGTTGTTGCGATTTAGGCAGGGTGGGTTCATCAGATTACCCACAGACGAGTGGGATGATGAGCCTAAGTATCAGCGTCCTGTAGAGTATTATTGAATGCCGTATATATCTACAGCTTCTTTCCAACAGTGATATCCGTGCTTGTGCAGTATCCTTAACAATTCAACGTCATCACAATGTTGATGTTCAATCTTAACCGTTCTGGGCTTTACTCTAAAAGAAAATTTTCTAAGTATATTAAGCTCATGCCCCTGAGCATCTATCTTTAAGAAGTCTATGTTTTCAACTCTGTGCGAATCTATAAGGCCATCTAAGGTTATTGCGTCAACTCTGACAACTTCCCCAAAATTCTTCTTGTTCTTATCGTACTCGCAAAGCTTCTCCCCCAGATGATTGTCGCTGTATATATGAGATATACCTCTAACCCAATGTGTTCCCTTTGACTTAATAAGTTCTATTGAATTATTTATATCTGATACGGCTGCTTCCACACACATTACGTTGTTGTATGGTTTAAACAGATCTCTGGTATATGGGAATATATCAGGGTTAGGCTCTAAGACTATCCCGTGCCACCCAGCCTCTGCCAAAGGCAGGCATGTTTCAAAATCACACGCGCCTATTTCTATAAAAAATTTATTCATAATATCCCCCTAGACTTCTATGTTCAGATTAGTGCCTTGTGGCCTATCTGCTGTAGTCTTGCGCCCAAACCTATCATAACTTTCCTGCAAATCAAATCTTTGCTTTGCCAAGGCCTCTAAGTGGCTGTGGTTGGCCCTATGCGCCTTCTCTACATGTTGCTCTGCTAAATGCGTTTCTATGCGTTCACGCGCTCTGGTTTGCTCATGTATGTCAGAGCCAACATTAAATGGCGCAGAGCCGATTCCGCTAACGCCATCAGACATTAGATGCGACCTTGTTTTGCCAGTATAATTACGACAGTGATGCCAATCATTATAGAAACAATAATTGTCGCACCACCATAAATAACAATTCGCTCAATTAGCTTTGCCTTGCGTTTCTTCTCTGCTTCAATCTTTGCCTTGCGGTCTTTTCGTGCCTGCACCCGTATAGCCTGCAATTCGCCCCACGCGCTAAAACCTCTGGTTGCAATGACGATCTGACGAAGCTCCTCCTCAGCGTCTTTGGCCCTTTGTAAATTCACAAACGTCTCCATCGCATTTTCATCCGACCCTGAGAACAAGCTGTTTTTCTTTCTCTCATGGGCAGCGCGTAAATCATCCACCCCGTCGAAGAACTCACCAATCTGCTTAGTGACATTTACCAGTTCCTTGCCTGCGGATACGGCAGATTTCACAGCCGCAAGCGCCGTAAATGGATCAATCATGTCTTTCTCCCCCTGCCAACAACGATGTACGGTGGACAGAAGTGCTTCCAAGGAACTCTTACCTTGGCTGGGTATTGGTAATAAAACTGTGAAACTTCTCTAGGGCACCTATACTCACAGGTCTGGTGCAGACCTATAGTTGGGCTTTGACTAGCTAATACCGCTGTTAGGGCGCATATAAACATATCTCATGCCTATCTCCCCCTATTTTTCTGCAAGTTTGTCTATCTTGCCTTCAAGCCTAACGAGGTGGTCAACAACTCTCCCAAGTTCCCCCGCGTGTTCTTCCCTCTTTATATAATTCTCTCTTGTCATGTTCAAAAGAATATTAAGGCGCTTGACTTCAGATGCGATTTGATTGGCCCACCACCCTATGGGCAGGACCACAAAAGTTAATACGATGTTCCAAATCAGCATGTTATCCATGATCTCTCAATACAGGAATATAATATTTGTTTCAACAGACCGCTTGAGATAAAGGGTAAATAGGGTGCATCTCCCAGTACCCTAGTCGAGGTGTGGCGGCTTCCCCCAAGTTGCCCACCTCGACACTAGACCGCTGGGCATTAAAATGATAAGTTACCCGCAAGCAACGCTTATGGAGCGCACATGGCTGTAGAAAAACCCTTAGTTCCTTCTGATTTAGAGATTGAAGAAAATCCATCTGAAGAAGAGCTTACTGTTGAGATCGTAAATCCAGACTCCATTTCCATGGAAACAGAGGACGGTGGAGTTGTTATTGATTTCGAGGGTAGTCTTGCTGAAGACTTAATGGGTCCAGATCATGATTCTAATTTGGCTGAGTTCATAGAAGAGTCAGAACTTGAATCTATGGCATCTGAGCTTGTTAGTGATTTTGAGTCTGACCGTGAGTCACGCTCTGATTGGGCTAGGGCTTATGTAAAGGGTTTAGATTTACTTGGTATGAAGATTGAAGACAGACAGCAGCCGTGGGCTGGAGCGTCTGGTGTATTCCATCCTGTGCTAACAGAATCCGTTGTTAGGTTTCAAGCGCAAGCAATGGGTGAACTGTTTCCTGCGAGTGGCCCCGTTAAATCAAAAATTATGGGGAAGATGACCCCAGAAAAAGCTGATCAAGCTGATCGTGTTCAAAATGAAATGAACTATCTTCTTACAGAAGAGATGACAGAATATCGTGATGAGCTAGAGCAAATGCTTTTTAAGCTTCCTTTGGCTGGATCTGCATTTAAGAAAGTTTACTATGATCCACTAATGGACAGGCCCTGCGCTGTATTTGTTCCATCTGAAGAGTTTGTTGTATCTTATGGAGCAACAGACTTAATGACGTGCCCACGATACACGCATGTCATGAAGAAAAGCGAAAACGAAATAAGAGAACTTCAAGTTGCTGGTTTCTATCGTGACGTAGAATTACCCGCACCATCTCCAGACTTTTCTGATATCCAAGAGAAGTATGATGAGTTGGATGGGGAGAGTGCAGTAATTGAAGATGATGACCGTCACACAATACTTGAAATGCATGTAACAATTAACATGCCAGATGAGTTTGATGATCCAGATGGAATTGCTCGTCCGTATGTTGTGACCATTGATAAGTCATCAAGAGAAATTTTATCCATAAGAAAGAACTGGTACGAGGATGATCAGAGGAAAAAGAAGCGTTTACACTTCGTTCACTACCGTTATCTACCGGGTTTGGGCTTTTATGGAACGGGTCTTATACACCTTATTGGTGGACTTGCTAAGTCGGCTACATCCATCCTTCGTCAGTTGGTGGATGCTGGTACACTGTCGAATTTGCCAGCGGGTCTTAAAGCTCGCGGTCTTCGTATTAAGGGGGATGACACTCCTCTTATGCCGGGTGAATTTAGGGATGTGGACGTACCGGGCGGTGCCATCCGTGACTCGATTACGTTTATCCCTTACAAAGAGCCATCAAGC